TATTTTACAAATTGCTGGTGGATTAAGAGTTGCTGGTAGTGCATCTGCTTCTGATACCACATCTCCTTACATCTATAGAACATCAGGTTCTGATCATTTAAATATTGCTACTAGTGGAGTAGAAAGATTTCGTATAACCTCTGCTGGTGTAGTTCAGGTTGCCAGTAGACTCACTTCAGATAATATTCATCATACTCCATACCTTCTTACTGCATCTGAAGAAGCAGTAGTTCAGTGGCAGCTGGGTCAAGTGACTTACAGTAGCAGTGAAGAGGCATTTAGAATTGAGCAAGGAAGTAGTTACTTATCTAAATCATTCTTCTTTGGATACAATATCGATGGTGCTAAAGGATATACATTTGAGATCCTAGGCAAACATGTCAGAGGCAGATTTTATATAAAACTGTATTACAGTGATGGAACAGACAGTGGAAACTGGTCAATTAATTCGTGGGGTCCATCTAGTTATTCAACTAACACAATAACAGTTCCAACTAATAAAAAAGTCAGAGGATTCCATATTAATAGTTCCAGTTCTATTAGTGGTTATGACCTTTATATCAAAGAGATTAAAATACGCAGAATTTCTACTGAGACCAACGCACCAAATGATATTAATATTCCAGACCCAATGCAGTTCTTGAATGTTGCGGGTGGACGAACAGGAAGGAGAACCAAGGTTCATTCAGACCGTGGTTTCCGTGCTGGTAGTAGCAATGCAGCAGGTATGTTCCAGTTAGCTGCTAGTGCTGGTAATACTAACATTGATACAGGAATTGGTATTAACGCATCTAATGGAGGCGGTGCAATGATGGTTCTTGCTTGTAGAAATACCAGTAATGCAACATCAACTGGTGCTGGAATGTATCTCCTAAATTTCCATTATGATGGAAATCATGTTCCAAGTGTAACCTTTATTGGTGGCAATAACATCTGTAGTTTCGGTAAAAGTGCTGGTAATAATTTAACAGTCAATTGTGGATCAGGAAACTGGAGTGTGGCTGCTTTCTTTGGAGGTTATGGTATTGGTAACATGATGACTTGATAATATCACTCACTCAAAGGATCACAAGTCCTCCAACCCTTCTCTGCAGTTGCTTGACCCTTGAGTGCAGTGGGGGGTTCTTCTTTGAGTTTCTCTACCATTGAGTCTGCAAATGCTTCCATCTTATCTGGATGAATCTGCTGAATACCTGCTTCCTTTACAGCGTTAGTGATGCTATAAACCTCGTTGTCTGTGAGTTTCCTACCCTCTGATGGATGTGTCATAAGATCTGGATGACTTTATGCATTATACCACTATCTAGTCATATTTGTTGGTTTCTTAATATTTCTTTCTGAACTTGACAAGAACCCAAATACCCAGTAGGATAACTCTGTCAGGGTTCATCGGAGATTCTAGCTAGTAATGATTCAAATAAATAATCAAGTGCAAGGATAAACATATGTTATCAACTTCGTATCGTCTCAGGTTAGAGTCCATTTGTACCTGTATTGCAAATAAGGAAGAAGTTCCTCTTGAAGATATGATTTGGGCAGAGAAACTTGCTAGATCTCATACTACTGCTAGAGACTGGTTGAATAAAGCAAGAAGACAAGCATCACAAGACATTCAAGAAGGTAGTATGGATGATTTTATGAATAAGATGGGATTGGGTGATCCAGATCCATCTAATTATAAGACTGGATTTGATGGTGCTGATGAAATTGTTGACTGGTTCAAGCAAGACAAACCTGATGATTGGAGGCAAAGAGACTGATGCATGACTTTTTAGATAATTTGGCAAATCATCAGTATCAAAAGGAAAAGACTTGTACTGTTGAAAAGATTACTCCTGAGACATATGAGAAGATGAATGAGGAGTTTGAAGAGGAAGGACTTGCTTTCCGAATCAATGTTCCCACTCAAGAACAAATTGATGCTTGGATTGAGGACAGTAAAAATGTTAACTAACTGTACCATTACCGATAAAGATGGAAAAGTTACCGATTATGTCTGGGATGACCAGAAGAAAGCAATGGTAGAAGGTAAACCAGAAAGAGAGATCCCTTGGTGGCAACTACATCAAATAGCAGAGGGATTGGGCGGTGAACTTAAAAGGTTCGTTGAACAAGACAGTCGTGGTAATGTCAAGTACAAAATTGTGATTGAATACAAGGAGGAAGAAAAGTAATGGAAGCAGTCATCTATTCTAACGGTAATCAAGAATGTGAGCGTGCTAAGATTCTTTTAGAAAAACTCAATTTTCAGATTCATGTATATAAATTAAATCAACACTTCTCTGAAAGAGGTTTCGTTGAAGAGTTTGGTGAAGAAGCAGAATACCCTCAAGTGAATGTAGGTTTCAGACATATTGGTGGATTAAAGGATACATTAAACTACTTTAAGCAAAATAATCTACTATGAAACCAGTCATCCTCATTGCTTGTTTCACACCATTAGCAGCGATTTGGATCGTAATGAAGGTAGCAGTTTGGTTTTCCGCAGTCAATGACGAGAGAAACTATGTCAGAGCAGAATCAAAAAAACCACACGGACCTTATGTGGCAAACGCATATGCAGATGTTGACGAGGAGGAAGAGGAGTATGGAGATCGCACAGACTATAGATAAAGCGATTAAAGACTACTATGATGAGATTGGCAAACCCGTCCCACGATGGAAACGCCAAGAACCAGAATGGTGGCAAGAGTATTTGACTCGTTTGGGACTTGATCCTAGAAACCCATGACTGGCGACGACCATGACTATCAGGTGAACCTGAGCATAGAGGACATTCATCTTCTGTATCATTGCGTACAGAAGAGAATTGAGACTTGGGAGGGATCACCATCAAGGCATCCAACAGAGCAGGAGCATCTATGGTATCTGAGGGATTCGCTGTATCGGATGATCCTAGACTTTAAGTTTCATAGCATGTAGGGTTGACAGACTGGTATAGATAGTCTATGATACCACTACAGATGTTATCGTCATGGACTACAAACCCTATTCACCAGAGTGGCATCGGAAACGATACCTGAAGGAAGCATTGGATGAGTATTTTGATGATTATGTGGATAATGAAGTTATCCATAGTGACCTGATGGATATTCTCTCAGCAAGGATGACTGCTGCTGTGAATGAAGTCAACAAGGTGATGGACCTTAAAGACAAACTTAAGGATAATTGACAATGAAAAAGAAACTGAGACATCAGGTCAAATCCAGGTGGTATTATGTGTTCTGGGGCATAGCAACAATCTCAGTGGTGGCGGGGCAAGCGTATGTTGGCACGGGGTATCGTGTCATGGCAGAAAGTATAAATTCTTTAATTGAGCGACAAAAATGAGTAGAGTTGAGTTCCACAAGCAGATCATCTTCCGAGAGACTCCTGATGTGATTTTCTCAGATATTACGGTCACTGACTCTAATGCAACTGACCTTGTAATCCATGATGGACCTGCTATTTCTCCCCCCGATGACAGTGTGGGAGCAAAGCAATTTTACATTCACAAGCATCAAATTGATCACAATCGTGTGGTTCATGGCACTAGAATCTTTGAAGTTGTGAATCCTGAGTGGAAAAACCCTTATCACATAGTCCATCTAAATCGCTCTACAGGTGCCCTAATTGTACCCAAAGGTACTTGGCATAGGTCAACATCAGGAGAAGAGGGTTCTGTGGTCATAAACCACGCTGTGAGAGATGATGAGTTTGACCATAACACTGAGTTTATTCCAACATCAGCAGCAAACTGTCCAGAATTGTATAAAATTCTTACGGAGATCAAACCTGTACTTCATACAGTATAAATAAACACATCAGAATTGTATTCTCTTCACATACACTGATAACAAGAATTATCTGGACTGAGTGCTCAGAGTCAGCACCGCCAAACACTTTATCATTATGAAAACAACACTTACTGTCGGAGACGATGGTGTCCTCACATTTTCCGAAGAACTTCTAAAAGAAACTGGATGGAAAGAGGGCGATATGCTAGAATGGATTGACAACCATGATGGTTCTTTTAGTCTCACTAAAATGGTTGAAGAGAATACCTGAATTCAACTACAAGGACTGGAGGTTCATTCATGACCCTGCCGATACTTAATCTTCTAATTAAATACACCCGCTGCTCTGTTACTACAGGCGGTCATAAAATTTCTATACAATGGAAGTTAGGGAAAAATCTTTTGAGGTGGGATCTAAGAGACAGAGATGCAATGCTAACAACAAGACCAGGAGAAAAAGTCCTGTATCTTAAAAAATTTCCACACCAGTTAAAACATGAAAGTAGGTGACAATGTACGCTTTTTAGGTTGGACTAAAGAGCAAGTGAATTGGGGAAACAATGACACCCCATATATGTTGATTCGAGATCGTGTCTACACCATCACTGATGTTGACATTCACAGTCAGCATACAAAAGTACAAATCAAAGGTGTACTAGGTAAGTTTAATTCTGTTCATTTTCAAGTGATTGATTGATGCCTGTTAAGGAGAAGTTTCCGTGGGAAAGTTTCCCGTATCGTCTAGAACTAAAGGATAGAGTTGCTTGGTTTCAGTGCCAAGAGCACATGGACAAGGAGATCGCCAGGTACAAACTCAGACCAAAAGATTACAAGGCATCATGTAAACGCGGATACAAAATTGTCAAACCAGAGAAACCAAAGCGTAAGATCAAACCAAAGGTAGAGAAGGTAGTTAAACCTGCACCTAAACCCAAACCTGTTGACAAGAAACGCAAAGAACTTCTGAGTCCTGTAATGAAGTTCACAACCATACAGTTTGACAAGCAACCTAAATTATTACATCCAAAGAGGAAGTGATCATGTATGAAGAACTAAACTGCTTTGAAGAAGCACTCAAACATTTTGGAACCAGAGTTGAAGTCATCTGTGCAATGGAACTTGGTGGTAGAATCAGTGCCGAAGATGCATACCAGATGATCAAGGATGAAATGAAGGAAGTTAAGCAATGTCGTAAACAGTTTAAGAAAAATGACAAGTGCTGATAGTTTGAAGATTGAGCAGAACGAGGATGGATCGTTCGCAATTGAATGGGATAAAAACGATCCCAGATGGAAGTGGTTGAATGAATTGACACCTGAACAGATTCAGAGTATGATAGGTGCAGCAGTACGGCATGATCGTAATGGAACCCTTTAACTACACCGAATACAGTTTAGAAAGTCTTAATGATTGGGTTCATGATGCCATGAATACAGATGCAACGCCTGAGCAAATTGTTAAAACAATTATTGATGCATTGCAAGAGAATGTGGACTATCATATGGAGCAGATGAATAAGAACGCATATACTATTGCTCTGCTAAAGAAACATGTCTGAATCTAGCGTTATTGCTGGGCGTAAAGCAAAATCCCTCGGGCATTTGAATGAGGAGATGATCTGCTCATGGATGAATGAGTCATTTCCTGGTAACTTTATCGTTGATGGTAAACCACACACCAAACGAGATATTATCGATGTAGACACTGATACTGGATATTCTCTCAAGTCTGTGTCAAGCAACCATACACAATGTCACCTGACATCATCTAAGCGTTGGTGCGAGTATTTTGGTATTGATGGTAAACTCAAGGGATGGTTCATGAGTTTCTTCGGTATCCCTGGTATCGATGTGAGTGATGGTCTGAGCAGACAGCATCGTCTCACCAAGGAACAAATTGACTCAAAGTTGAATACCCAGGCCCTTGAATGGTTCAATTCCAAAAAAATGGAAATCTTCAATGTGATTGTTAGATCTGGGATGCATGATACCCCAGTCAGTAACATCATCTGGCATACTAAACTTAACGATAGTCGCGAAATCGTCCCTGTAAACCAACTTCAAGAAAAAATTAATGGTGGTGAATGGGTCATGAATAACACCACATTACATTTCATTACGGAAGATGGACAAAAGATGTTTCACCTACAGATGAAAGGGTCAGGTAAGAAGTACACCTCCAGTTACCACGGTCTGATGTTCCACATTTACAAATGCTTTTGATTTCAGGGTCGTAAGACCCTTTTTTTGTGGTATAATGTGATTAGTTCGATCTACACAGTGATAAATCTCCGACCCCATCAACAAACTGCACTTGATTCCATGCTTAATGAGAACAAGGGTCAGGTCATCATGCCAACGGGTGCAGGAAAGACACTGTGCATGATTCAGGACACCGAAATCCACTTCTCACTCTTTGAGCAACAGACACATGTCATTGTTGCTCCTAGACTGTTACTTGCACAGCAACTGTGTTCAGAATTTCTTGAGCACATTGTTGACCCTATGGTACGGGTCATGCATGTTCACAGTGGATACAACAAAAATCTACTCCACGAGTCTACTACAGATCCCAAAGTCATCTATGACTGGGCAGTTCAGTGCTACAAGCGAAACAAACTGATTTTTACCACTTATCACTCACTTCATCGTGTTGTGGAGAGTGGTATCAAGATCGACACCATTTATTTCGATGAAGCACACAACAGTGTAAAGCGCAACTTCTTCCCCGCTACTGAGCATTTCAGTTACGAAGCAGAGCGTTGCTTCTTTTTCACTGCAACTCCAAAGCACTCACACTCTCCCTTCAAACCAGGGATGAATGATCGGGAGATCTATGGTGATGTTATCTGCAACATCCCTGCTCCACAACTTGTCAGTGAGGGTTACATTCTCCCACCGAAAGTTGTTCTTGAGGAACTGCCACAGGGTGATTACAAACTCACCGACAGTGAAAACCTGTTGAGGTCTATTGATAACAACTCCTTGAACAAGATTCTTGTTTGCGCTCGGAGCACACGACAGATCACCAACCTGGTACAGCAGTCGGATTTCTGTAATCAACTCGAACACAGAGGTTATTCTTGGATGTATATCACCAGCAAGACTGGTGCAATCATCGATGGTAAGAAGGTTGATCGGCATGAATTCTTTCGTGTTCTTAACCTCTGGGGCAAGACTCCTGGCAAACAATTTGTTGTCATGCATCATTCTATCCTTTCTGAGGGTATAAATGTTCATGGACTGGAAGCAGTTTTGTTTATGCGAAACATGGACTACATTGGTATTAGTCAATCTATTGGGCGTGTAATACGCACAGGAGACGCTGAGAAGGTGTTTGGACTTGTTTGTGTGCCAGTTTATGATAAAGTGGGTATCAGCACTGCCAGAAGTGTTCAGGCGGTTGTTGATACAGTGTTTGAAAAGGGTGATCCCGCAATTAGTGTAATCAAGAGGTAATCTCATGCAATGCGAAGTTAAGTGCTATGTCGCAGGTAAAGTGTTCAGTGTGAAGTGCTACGCTAGAGACTATAGCGAAGCACGAGAAGTTGCTCTGGCACAATACCCAAATGCCCGTATCATGGGTGTAACTGCTGTATTCGATAAATCGGTAACCTAAAATGGAAAAACTCTACAAAATCCAGCACAATGAAACTGTAGGTTGGGAGGACATTGAAGAACCACAATGCACTAAACTGACCAGAGAACAGTGTAAAGTTCGTCTGGAACAGTTGTTTGCTGAGGGTTACAACCCCAACCATATTCGTGTTGCATACGATGAATGAACTACCACAGAGTTTCACACATGAACCACCAGCAGGATACCGATACGAGGTCGTTCGCAAGAACGCTACTGTACTTGCAATTTGGACTGTTTGCAATCCTGGGTTTGTCTACAATGATGGCAATGCGGTTCGTTGTATCTGGGGATTCTACAATCCAAAGAAGCAACAATACTTTGCACCAATCAACTCCACAAAAGTTGGGAAACAAGTAGACATTGAATCTACGACTCCCTATACTGCAATGCAACTCAACCTCAATCCCCTCGAACATGCTCTATACGCCTCAAATTGATGATTATGTAAAATGGGATCACGCTGGTCATATTGACCAGGGTTGGGTGTACTTTAAGTGTGATGATTACATCACGATTGAAGTGCGTGTGAAGGACAAGTGTGATCAAAACATCAAAGACTGTCCCATTCATAAGAAGACACATGTCTTGATCGTTTGCTATTCACAGTTCTGGAGTGAGTTGGAGTATGTGAAGAATCGCAGGAACATTAACATCGATGAGTACAAGAGTCAAGAGGGTCGGTATCTCGATCCTCAATAGTTGTGCTATAATTACACTGTAACCCCTAGGAGACGATGACAAAGTATTTCTACACTGTTGACCACTTCATTCCCTTTCCTCGTTCTGAATATGGTGGAGTGTGGGTTGTTGTTGCAGAAAATGATGAAGAATGTTTTGATCTGATCACTGCTGAAGATGAGGGAGCGAACGATGACTATTATGGTCGCCTTCGTGAAAACATTCTGAAAGCACCAGCATATCCACTTGCAGAAAATGCTGAGTCCTGCGTCGTGGAGCAGTTCACAACCTGAAGACAATCTGCAATGTGTTACAGGGGGTGTTGCACCTCCTTTTTTTGTGCCTATACTAGGACAGTTCAGGAGCATACCACATGGGCACCCGATCGCGAATTGGCATCAAGACCAAGCATGGCATCGTTTCGTGCTACCACCACTGGGATGGGTATCCTGAGTGGTTGGGTCGCACTCTACAGGAGCACTACAACGACCATGAAAGTGCCACTGAATTGATTGATGGTGGTGACATGAGTTCGTGCTGGTCTAACGAACTTTGGGGCAAGAAACTTCCAGAAGGAAAGTTTCGTCCTGAATACTATACGCTTCGTGGTGACACGGATGTTCATCCCGTCTTTGCTGAGGACATGGATGAGTATTTGCAACAGTGTACGGATTGCTGGGGCGAGTATGCCTATCTGTTCGTCCATGGCGAATGGAAATGCTTCAAAAATTCTGGTGAATCTGTTTGCATTCCTGCCCTAAATCCTGTATAATTAGATGGTGTTGAGCAGAGGACTTCATGACTCAGGAAGTAGAACTTCAAATCGGAATTCCCGATTACTATCGTGAAGATCTCGACTCACACGAGTTCGACAAGTACCTGGAAGATGCACTTGTCGAATCACAGGCGCTAGGCATCTCCCTTCAATTCTATTTGATGGAGTTCCGTGAGTAACACATTCACAATCACCGACAACATCACTCGTAAAAAACTGAAAATTACATTTTCGGAATTTTATGATTTGATCATCGGTTGCAAATGTGCCGTCGATATGTATGACGGCGATTCTCGATCTAGAGATTTCAAAACACTTTCAAAAAAACTTATCAAGGTTTCTGAATGACTGCTTTCCACTACGATCACTCCGATTTCGATATTCGTGAATTTCAGGAAGATGCATGGGAATCTTTCCTTGAGTCATCTGAGGATGATTGGCAACCACTTGGAATCGTAGAGACCATGGACCCCGAAACCATGGAACTACTGAAAGAGTTCTGATTTCAGTTTTTCTAAATAAGTGCTCTACATATAGTAGAGCATTTTTTTGTCTGCCAAATTATGCTCTATGGATAACACAACAAAGTTGATCCTTGCCAAGTATCAGGTCGAAGGTGTCATGGAGTTGATTAAGGGAAATCCTTATGAACACCACATGTTTATGCACCTCAATCCAGTTTATTATGAACTGAAACGACAGTTGACTAATCTTGACAAAACATACTTGTCCGATTAAAATTAACCCACTAGCACGGAGTCTCCGATGGATCGTACACTTTCCAAAAAACTCACCAGATACCGCATCACTCTCGATGTCATGATTGATGGGACAGCGAGTGAAGTTCCCTCTCATTGGGACTGGGATAAACTGCTCCAACTCGAAGGAAATGAGCAGATCAATGATGTCTATGTTGAAAATCTCGGAGATTACAAGACCCCATGAACGAAGATGAGTTTTTTCAAATAAT